AGTAAATATGGAAATTTCGTCACCCAAGGTGGATTCTTGAGTAAAACAGTCAAATCCACCGGAGTGGCTTCCAAAGCCAACGCGGAATCCACCTTGCATTCCAGCTCCGATAAAATGTGAATCTGAATCACATTCCCTGTTGACAGGTCTGCCCCTCTTGACTCATACATCCATCATCGACGTTTTGCGCCCGAACCAGAGCGGTTTCCGGGCGTTTCTTTTTTCCAACGAACTATCCGAGTCTTCTCTTCCATGGACCTTGCTTTCGCCCCTCGCGAAATCGAGACGTGGCCGCTTGAGCGCCTGCGTCCCTATGCAAAGAACGCAAAGATGCACGGGGAGGATCAGGTTGCGAAGATCGCTTCCAGCATGGCGAAGTTCGGCTGGACAGTGCCGTGCCTGGTGGCCGACGACGGTGAGCTGATTGCCGGTCACGGACGGGTGCTGGCTGCCACGCTTCTTGGTCTTCGCGAAGCCCCCGTCATTCGCCTTGGTCACCTCGACGAAGCCGAACGCCGCGCCTATCGCATCGCCGACAACAAACTCACGGAACTTGGCGATTGGGATGACGCGATCCTACGCGAGGAGATTGCCACGTTGCTTGCAGAAGACTTCGATCTCGATCTTCTGGGATTTGCAGATGAAGATTTGGAGGCTTTGCTGGCAGATCCCGAAGACCCGAACGCTGGAGACAGGGTCGACGGCGAAGACGACATTCCGGAACCTCCGGCCAAACCGGTCTCAGTCGAAGGCGATCTGTGGCAGCTTGGTCCGCATCGACTGATCTGCGGCGACAGCACTTCAGCCGACGTGGTGGGCAGGTTGCTCGGAGATGTGCGCCCGCTATTGATGGTGACCGACCCGCCGTACGGTGTGGAGTATGATCCGAGCTGGCGCAACGAAACAGGTGCTGCCAAAACCAAGCGCACCGGCAAGGTTCTGAATGACGATCGCGCCGACTGGCGGGAAGCCTGGGCGCTCTTTCCCGGAGATGTGGCCTATGTCTGGCATGGTGCGCTGCACGCAGGGACCGTCGCCGAGAGCCTCGAGGTGTCTGGGTTTAACATCCGATCCCAGATCATCTGGGCCAAGGAGCGGCTAGTCCTGAGCCGTGGCGATTATCACTGGCAACACGAGCCCTGCTGGTACGCGGTCAAGAAAAGCGGCAAGGGTCATTGGGCGGGCGATCGCAAACAAACCACGCTTTGGTATATCCCGAACAAGGATCAGGATGCGGAGACCGTGCATGGCACGCAAAAGCCGGTGGAATGCATGCGCCGCCCGATCCTGAACAACTCGAGCCCCGGTCAGGCGATCTACGAGCCGTTTATGGGGTCGGGCACGACCTTGATTGCTTCTGAGACCACAGGACGCGTGTGTTATGGCATCGAATTGAACCCGATCTATGTCGATGTGATCATAGAGCGCTGGCAGACGTTTACTGGAGAAACCGCCGTATTGGCAGAAACCGGCGAAAGCTTTGATGCACTCAAAGCCAAAAGGCTCGCAGCATGAGCCAGTCCCGCAAAGCCTCCGCCTTGGAAGCGCTGGCAAATGTTGCGCTGGGCTATGTACTGGCGGTTCTGACACAGGTACTGGTTTTTCCGCTCTTTAATCTGGACGTGACCTTCGGAGATAACCTGAGCATCGGATTGGTGTTTGTCGGTGTCTCACTGTTGCGCAGCTATGTGTTGCGCCGGTTGTTTGAGCGGTTCCGATCAAACGGATGAGCCGACAATCCGGTACACCCGTCCCCGCTCCGGCTCGCTGATCGCTTCCACCTGAAGCCCCAGTTTCTTTCTGAGCGTTCCGGAAATGGCACCTCGTGCCGAGTGTTCCAACCAGCCCGTCGCCAAACAGATCTCGGAGATGTTTGCCCCCTCATCGCGCTTGAGCATCTCGACAAGGCGGGCTTGCTTGGTCCCGCCTCTGATCCTGACAGGCTTAGACGGGCTGTCTACTACAGTGAGTACCGTTTTCCGTCGTGCGCGGGCGACGCTCCGACAGACAACAGGATCAATACCGATCATCGAAAGACCCACTTCGGTCGCCACAAGCGTCAAACCGCCCTGTTCGCGCGTTTCCCGCCAAAGCGGTTCTTTACGCCTCAGGTCGGCCGGTACTTCTTCAAGCCAGCCACGGGCCAGCATAAGTCCGATGGTTGTTCGGGCGACAGCGCCACGCAGGCCGTCTGGTAAGGGCATGGCAAGAAGCCCCGAGCGGCGCGCGGCGGCGTGGAGTATTGCGCTCTGGGTTTGCGTTGGCGTGGTTTTGGCCATGGCTTCGCCTATGCCTCTTCGAGAATGTCGAAGAGAGCCACCCAGCCTGCGAGATAGGGCAAACCGAGAGGAATGCCCTCGGTCCGCGCGATATGACGGTCGATCCGCCAGCTTTGATGGAGGGCAACGGACCGGCTGATGGCTTCCGCCAGTCCGCAACCTCCGGAGAGCTGGTTGCCGACTTCATCCGCAAAATGTCGCCCCAACTTACTGTCCAGAAAGTCTCTGGCGCCTTCCGCGCTGCATCCGATCGCGCCGCAAATCTGGCGCAGCGCCAGATCCCAAGCGGTGCGAGGCTCCAGCCCCATGGTCTCCACCGTGCCGTAAAAGCCGAAAGCCTCGTTGCGGGATGCCGGGATGGTCTTCATGTCGCGTCCTGTCCGTCTGTTGCCTTGTGATCCAAGCTTCGCTCTTACACGGGCAGCTATCAACTCTATTCGACTGCAATCCCGATCTAAAACAATGCGTTATCCGAACATCATACAATGAAAGGCCTAAGCGAGCGCGCCTACGCAGAGCATGCCGGCCTCTCCCGCGGCGCTGTGCAGAAAGCCAAGACAAACGGCCGTCTGGTGCTGCATGCGGACGGATCGATCGACGCAGAGGCCTCTGACAAACGCCGCGCGCAAATGACCGATCCGGATCAGCAGCGCCGTTCAACTGGACCCGGAGAGCTTGGCGTCAGCGGTTCGGGCGACAGCACTTCCTATCTCAAAGCCCGCACGGCGCTCACTGTCTATCAGGCGCAGGAGCGCCAGATTGCCATCCAGAAAAAGAAAGGCGTGCTGGTCGATCGGGCGCGGGCCGAGACGCTGGTCTTTCGCCTGGCACGTCAGGAACGCGATGCCTGGATCACCTGGCCGAACCGTGTGGCGGCCCTGATGGCGGCTGATCTCACCGCAGAGTTGGAGAAAGCCGGTGCTTCCCCCGTATTGATCGAGACCGCGATCCTGCAGCGCGTATTGGAAACCCATGTCCGAGAGCAGCTCGCAGCGTTGGCCGACCTCAAAGTCGGGCTCGGTGAGTGATGAGGAACGCATTCGTGACAACGAAACCACTGACCTTTCGATTGACGGACTGAACCTCGCCTTCGAGGGCGCGGACGACATCCTGCGCGCCTGGCGTCGGGGGATGGAACCCGATCCGGACCTTACAGTCTCCGACTGGGCCGACCAGCACCGTTGGCTGTCGTCGCGAGGCGCTGCCGAACCGGGCCGCTACCGCACCGCCCGAGCGCCTTATCTGCGCGAGATCATGGATGCGCTGAGCCCCAAGCATCCGGCGCAAAAGATCAGCTTCATGAAAGCCGCCCAAGTGGGGGCGACCGAAGCCGGCAACAACTGGATCGGCTTTGTCATCCACCATGCGCCTGGTCCGATGCTGGCGGTGCTGCCCACCGTCGAGATGGCCAAGCGCGCCTCGCGGGGCCGGATTGATCCGCTCATTGCGGAAAGTGCGGCACTGAAGGAACGCATCACCCCGGCCCGATCGCGGGAGGCAGGCAATTCGATGCTCTCGAAAGAGTTTCCGGGCGGGATATTGGTGCTGACCGGGGCAAACTCGGCCACGGGTCTGCGCTCGATGCCCGCACGCTATGTGTTTCTCGATGAGGTCGATGCCTATCCGGCTTCTGCCGACGAGGAAGGCGACCCGGTTACGCTGGCCGAGGCGCGCACCACGACCTTTGCGCATCGTCGCAAGCTCTTTCTGGTCTCGACCCCGACCATCAAGGGATTGAGCCGGATCGAACGGGAGTTCGAGGCCAGCGACCAGAGGCGGTATTTTGTCCCCTGCCCCCATTGCGGGGTGATGCAATGGCTACAGTTTGAACGGCTGCGCTGGGAGAAAGGACAGCCGGACACCGCCGCCTACCACTGCGAGGGTTGCGAGATGCCGATTGCCGAGCATCACAAAACACAGATGCTCGAGCACGGCGAATGGCGGGCGACGGCCAAAGCTACGGATCCGCATGCGATCGGTTTCCACCTCTCGGCGCTTTATTCACCGATCGGCTGGAAAAGCTGGGCACAGATTGCCCGTGACTGGATCGCCGCCCAAGGCTCGGACGAAATGATGCGGGCGGCACGCAACACGCTTCTGGGCGAGACCTGGGTCGAAAGCGGTGATGCCCCCGAGTGGCAACGCCTGGCAGACCGGCGCGAGCGCTTTGAGGCGCAGATCCCTGAAGCGGGTCTCTTTCTCACGGCCGGTGTGGATGTCCAGAAAGACCGCATCGAGGTGGATGTCTGGGCCTGGGGGCGCGGGCTCTCAAGCTGGCTTGTGGATCACATTGTGATCCCGGGCGGTCCCGACAGTGAGGCGGCCTGGGAACAGTTGACCGGGTTGTTAGGACGTACATGGACCCACGCGAGCGGAGCGGTGATGCCGATTGCGAAGCTTGCCATTGATACCGGCTACGAGTCCGCCGCTGTGCATGGCTGGGCGCGTCGTCAGGGATACGAGCAGGTGATTGCCATTAAGGGGATGGAGGGCTTTAACCGCGCCACTCCTGTGACGGGTCCCACATACGTGGATGCCACAGTGGGTGGACGGCGCCTCAAACGCGGGGCGCGGCTTTGGACCATTGCCACGGCGACCTTCAAGGCCGAGACCTACCGGTATTTGCGGCTCGATCGCGTGAGTGACGAAGAGCGCATGGAGGGAGCCTTGGATCCGCCGGGCTTTGTGCATCTGCCTGACTGGATCGACAGCGAATGGCTCAAGCAACTGGTGGCCGAACAACTGGTGACGGTCAAAAACCGTCGCGGCTACGCCCGTCAGGAATGGCAGAAGATGCGCGAGCGTAACGAGGCGCTCGATACCCGCGTCTATGCCCGTGCGGCTGCCTGGATCCTCGGTGCCGATCGCTGGGACGAACGCATGTGGCGGCAGTTGGAGATCCAGGTGGGGGTTGAGGCGCCGCAGGACCTGCCGGCAACGCAATCTCACACCTCACCACCGGAACCAACGGAGCCGCAAGCCGGTCGGGTGCATACGCAGCGCCGTCGCGGCTGGCGCAGCTACAGATCAAGCTAC